AGAAAGAGTTTACAATCACCGTTAAACAGCGATTAGAGTGGCTAAAAGAGATTACCGAGGCAGGTATAGCAACTTACTTAGATTCATCAGGAGCGCCACGTAGAGAGAGCTTAACAGCGGCAAGGGGTGCAATTGAAACTATGAATACAATGTTAGGTATTACAGAAGATAAAGACAAGAAGATTGAGCCAATTAAAATAGGTATAGTTGATGCCTCTTAATCTCAATTATCCTCAAGCTGAATTCATGTCAGCATCGACACCGTTTAGTGGCTTTGTTGGCGGGTATCGTTCAGGTAAGACATTTATCGGCTGCGTTAGGTTGTGGAAGTTAGCAGCAGCACACCCAGGCATTAAGCTTGGTTATTTTGCACCAACGTACCCACAGGTTAGAGATATATTTTACGATACTATTGAGGAAGTTGGTAATGAGTTCAGCGACCATGCCGGAATGCCTTGCACAGTAGATATTAATAAATCAGAGCATACTGTTAAGTTAATTATTGGAGGCGATGTTTACGCCACTGTTAAGTGTAGATCAATGGAGCACCCGCACCGCATAGTTGGGTTTGATATTAGCCATGCTTTGATTGATGAAATTGATTGCATGAAGAAAGAGAAAGCCGATTCAGCTTGGAAGAAGATAGTTGCTCGTATGTCGTCAGTTCGTGATGATTACCAGGTTAATACAGTAGACTTTACGACTACGCCTGAAGGTTTTAACTGGATGTATGATTTCTTTGTTAAGCAGCTGAGAGAAAAGCCAGAGTTAAAACGGTTTTATAGCTTAGTTAAGGCGTCTACATTAAAAAATAGAAAGAATTTGCCAGATGATTACATTGATAAGCTCTATGCAACGTACCCATCTAATTTAGTTGATGCTTATGTGAACGGTGAGTTTGTTAATCTTACCTCTGGTGCTGTTTATAGTTACTATGATAGAAAGTTAAATGCTACCGGTAGAGTGGTTGAGAATGGCGACCAACTACATATCGGAATGGATTTTAACGTTGGTAAAATGTCTGCGATTGTTCATGTAGAAGATAATATTGACGGTCTTAAGGTTACATCAGCAGTTTATGAGTTTATCGGCTTGCTAGATACGCCAATGATGATACGGGCCATTCAAGATAAGTATGCCGGACATAGAATTACAATTTACCCTGATGCAAGTGGGCAGAACCGTAAAAGCTCCAATGCAAGCGAGACGGATATAAGTCAGTTAAAGCAAGCGTTTAGAGTTAAAAACAAATCAAAGAATCCTTTTGTTAAAAACAGGGTGGCAAGTGTTCAGGCTATGCTATGCAATGCTAACGACGTAAGGCGGTATTTTGTTAACGAATACCTATGCCCTGAAACATGTGACGCATTAGAGCAACAGGTTTATAATAAAGCGGGCGAGCCTGAAAAGCTTCATGATGTAGATCATCCTATTGATGCTCTAGGCTATTACATACACAGTGAGTTTCCTATTATAGTAGGTGGTTCAGTTTCAAATTTAAACATTACAGGATTTTAATGATTAATTTAATGTTAGGCGATTGCCTTGAGCGAATGAAAGAAATACCTACAGGGAGTGTTGATCTTATTTTATGTGACTTACCTTATGGAACGATGGATACAGACGGCGGTAGAAAGATGGGAGTTGACGGGTGGGATATTGTAATTGACACTAGGTCAGTAATGACTGAATCTGACAGAATATTACGAAAAAATGGTAAAATGTGTTTGTTTGCTCAAGATCCATTTAGCACTGAATTGAAAAACGAATCTATCCCTAATCTTCCTTATAATTATTCTGCAATATGGGAAAAGGATAATTTTGCCAACCCGTTATCTGCTAAAAAAGCAATGGTGAATTATTACGAAGATATTTTGATTTTTAGTAAAAACCACCAGAAGCATGACTTTAAAGGTGAGCACCCGTTAAGGCTATATTTCAAGCATGTAATGGAGTTTATTGGGCTTAATTTAAAGCAGATAAATAATAAGCTGGGACATAGGCGCGCTGAGCACACGTTTTACGTTAATAGTACGCAGTATGGACTTTGTACCGAAAAAACATACAATGAATTAATTGAGGTGTTTAAAATAAATTTAATAAAATCGTTTGTTGATTTCTCAACACTAAAAGATATAGATCAAAAATACAGACAGGATTTACTCGAGCGAATGAATAAAGAGTTTCCTAGTGTTTTTAACCTATGGGAAGGCGAAAAATTCAAGTCAAATATACTAAAGTATAAAAAGGATTATAACGGATTACACCCAACGCAAAAACCTGTTTTATTATTAGAGGACTTAATTAAAACGTTTAGCAATGAAGGTGACTTAGTTGTTGATATGACTATGGGTAGCGGCAGCACTGGAGTAGCAACTAAAAACCTAAACCGTAAATTTATAGGTATTGAGATGGACGAGAATTATTTTAATATTGCACAAGAGAGAATAGCAAATGCCAATTAACACAGAGTACGACGGCTATAAATTAGCTTTAGAGAAAACAACGCGAGTCCGTGACTTTGGTGAAGGTGAGTTTGCTGTTAAGGCTAAAGGCGATATTTACCTTCCGGTTTTAGGTGGTCAAACTACTGACGAATATGAAGCGTATTTAATGCGTGGTTATATTGTGCCGGCAGTAGAGCCAACAGCCATTGCTATTAGTGGCGCTATCATGCGAAAGAATCCTACATTCAATCCTGATGGTGCGTTAGGTTACCTTATGGAAGATTTCGACGGCTATGGGCATGGCGTTAATAAGTTTTGCGAAGACATTATTAGAGAGCTATTGTACTCAGGTTGTGCAGGTTACTTAGTTGAATACGATGAAAAGGCCATTGCTAAGAAGTATTCGAAAGAGTCTATTATTAACGTGTCTGATGATTACATTGTATTGATGCAAGAGTACCAGCAGAAAGATCCAAAAGATAAGTATAAGCAAACCACAAAGACTGAATATCTTGAATTAACTTACGATGAAAACGGTAACTATATACAAAATATATGGCGGCAGAGTAATACAAAAGAATATGTAATCGTCGATACCATCACGCCAACCAATAGAGGTCAGGCGTTAGATAAAATACCATTTGTATTCGCAGGTAAATTAAGCGACGACCCTATTTTATTGCATCTTGCTAACGTAAATCATAAGCAATATATGCAATCGACTGACGAGAGCCACGGCTTACACTGGACAGCATTGCCAACATTGTTTTTATTTGGCGACCTAACTGACCGTGAGGGCAACGACAAGCATATTAAAGTTGGTGCCGGTAGTGCTAATCATATTAATGATACAGAGGCTAAAGCAGAGCTGTTAGAGTTCACAGGCGCGGGATTAGGTGCGTTAAAGAATGCTATTGACGACAAGAAAAAGACTATGGCAAGTATCGGTGCTAAAATGTTAGATGCTGGCGGTAGTGGTGTCAAATCTGCTGAGACTTCACGAATAGAAGCCTCAAGCGAAACAGCTACAATGTCAGTAATTGCAAATGTCGTTGATAGCACTATGGCACAGTTATTAGAGTTGATAGCTGAATGGATGGGCGCGGCAGTTCCAGAGTTTGAGGTTAACAGAGACTTTATTGATACTAATTTAGATCCACAATCATTATTGGCTTACCTCCAGGTATATCAATCAGGCGGCATGAGCTTAAATTCATTCTTATCGTTATTGGTTAAGGGTGAGTTATTACCCAAGGGTGTGACGGCAGAGGATGAAGCAGATAGAGTTGAGACAGGAGGTATAGACTTCGATGAAGAAGTTACGCAACTTTAATTGCAAAGACTGTGGAGTAGTGGAGGCGCTTGTTGAAGATGACAAGCGCACCGTTAAATGTGAGTGCGGTGCACAAGCTTTGAGGCTAGTCAGCGCACCACGTTATACCAATAACACTACTGGCAAGAGTCCTTGTTGGTAGCTAGATGTAGCGCTTAACGCCATTATCATCAACAGTAAAAGCCTTACTTAAAGTAGACCTGCAATTATAATGCTTAGGCAATCTCAGGGTTTCAATATTGTTAATGGCATCAATAATCTTTAATTGATTAGCGTTAGACTCAATCTGAAGTTTAACGCGCTCATTAATCTTAAAGTACCAGCACACCAATTCACGCAATATAAGAAATACTACTGCTACCATCGCTATTATTAATAGTATATTAGTCATTATTTACTCTCCTACACATTCAAGCCAGAATAAACCTCTGACCAATTGACCATCACAGTCGTTACTTTCCATTACTATCATACCAATAACCACAACGAAAAATAT